CTGTAAGTTCTCCTTCATCATTTACCACTCCCCATTCAACAGAAGCTGCGGACTTTGTAATCAAGGTCACTGCACGATACACCCAGCTATTTGCTTTGTATCCGTCCTTGACTGCTTTCCTGACTGTCCAATTATTGTAAACCGGGGCTCCGGTCTTAACCGCAAAATGATTTGAGAAGGCCAAATTACGTGTAAAGAAACTTTTAATCTTTGAGAGTATTTTCATGAAATAAAAATCTCCTGCGTTCGAACAGGCCAGTAATCCATCATAATTGCATCAGCATCATTTGGTGATTTTGTTCCATCAGGTTTCTTATTTATAATCATCCGTCGAACCCCATCATGCTTATAAGTAGGCTGGGACAATTGCTCAACTATATCGTGTATATTTGGAATCTCTGATGACAGACTGATTAGTTCATCGAAATTATATACTGTGCCTTTGGTGACAGCCCTGTATGTTTTTTCAAACCGTCTCCGTAATTCCCACCAACCTTGTGCTTTCAGATTTGCATAAAAATCTTTATTCAATGGGGTATTATAATCGTCTTCAATAATATGCCGTTCTGGATTTAACGGAGCCGCCCCAGCATCCCAAGGAATAACTTTTAAGCCAGTTTCCTTTAATGTTCCTTCTCGTTTCAGCCTGTTTGATTCTGCTTTGACCCCTGACCCAACCCCAATACAATCATATTGTAATTCGGAAGCCCCAAGCCTTTCTGAATCCGCTATAGCTTTCAAAGTCGTCTCTCCAACATCCTCAACCGCATCTGACCCTGACCAAGATTCGCAATGCCTTAGAATTATGCCTTTTCTATTTGCAAGGGCATTTCTATCTCGTCCACCATCTGCAACATCAAGAGCTGAAATACTCGCCCCGGTATCAGGAATCCCTAATTTTATATGAGCATCAATTGCAGCCTTAACCCAAAGGCTCGGAATGACAACTCCCTCCAACAATGCAGACGAATCCCTATCCACTTCCTGAGCAAATACATGAGACAATCCTTCATCCGCTGCCTTAGCTTTTCTCTTATCATACCAGGCTTGATTTTTCGCCGGATGATCACGCCAGTCCATAATAAAGACTCTAACCTTACCCTTTGGTATATCAGCACCGGGCGTCCAAATAACTCCTGCCTGTCGCCGTCTATAAAATATGGTGGCTGTTCCATTGACAGAAGAAATATCAATTTGGACATCTGTGTTATCGCCCAAGGCAGCTTCAATTTTCTCAGGACGTTCATAATGGGCAGAATTATGAGTGACAATACAATTATCCGTTAAATAAAGCCCTTTAGGATCAGCAATGGAAATGCAACGAACGATCCCTCTTCCAACCTTTTCAATCGACTTAATGGTTTTGCCAAAATTTCTATCACGCGAATTTACCTTTGCATTTTTACGAGATAATTTAAAAAATTGAATGTCTTTTGGTAATGTCAAATGCAAACAATACATATCTCGATAACCACGATGATCAGGCTTTATATTCACAGAACAATTCCCGCCGAGAGACTGAACCAAAAAACGAAAATCTTCAGATAGCTGTTTTGAACATGTATGATAAGTACAAGTCCCACCTGACGCAGATCCATCTGTATCCATTAATCCTTGAAGTAATTCAATCCGATCTTTGATAGACCCAAATTTATATGCATCCGGTATAAACTTTTCATGTGCAAGTTTCCCAGCTATGCCGGAAAGTTCAACAGCCTGCCTGGCCCTACTATTTTTTGTATAATGTTCAATATCTACTATTCTATATCCACATTTTTCCCCACAAGTAACCTTGCATCCACTTGGAATACGAGATTTAATATTTTGAACAATCTCATCATCCGCTGATGAAAAAGAAACACATCCCGAATTTACAGATCCATCCCCCAACAAAGCTCCGACAATGTACGGATGCAAAGAATATTCTCCCAAACCGATAAACCGTACTGGCTCTGTTTTGAGAACACGATAACGATATTGGACTTGCCCTCCCGGAGAAACATATTTAAAATTTTTAACTATTTCAGATAATGGTAATGTGAGACGTTCTCCTTTTCCCCATACTTTATCAACTGTCCAAAGGTGGTTTGGGCTGCAATCAACCGACGCCCCGTCCCCAAAACCAATTCTATAAATATCATTTTCACCAACATTATTTATATTTGTGACATAAGATGATAATCCATTAGGAGTACTTACTACTGATCCTATTTCCATATCATCCATTGTTTTCCAACCAGAGGGCGTCAATATTTTAGAATATAGGGGTTGAGCTTCATCTTTGAAATAAATCAGCTTCCTGCCACCACGCCCAATGTTATCCCCGGCCTCGCCAGTCACGCTTGATCTGGTTTCTGGATTAATGATCTTCATATAGCTCATATGCTTCTGATCATTAAACCCTCTGGGCAGAAACCAGAATGGAGTGTATTGCAACAAGATACGATTTTTCTCAAATATAGAATCGGGATCACCAAGCTTATCAACCAACTGCTCTTTCCTTGACCCCCACCCAACAGCAGACCCAGGATGGAAAAGATAAAGCCAGACGGAGAAAGCACAACATATCCAAGTGGCTCCCATGTCCCTGCATTTTTCAATCAGCCCATGTTCACCAGCATACAAACAATCAACAAGAAAATCTACCAGCTCCCTCTGCCGTTTAAATAAACAGAAAGGAATAATGCCCGGCAGCCCCTTGACTATGTTTCTTGGATCGTATGTCACCATCCAATCATTAATAAATTCTTTTGGCTTGTCCTTGTAATACTCTTTGGCCCCAGCCTGCAAAACTGGATTCTTGGACACTTTCAGAAACCTATCCTGCCGCTCCTTCAGAATTTCTGTATAATCCAATGGCCAGTTTTCTTTCATCCGTCGCCCTTCAATAGTTGACTGTATATCACCGCTGCTTCTTTGGGGTCCATGTTTGTAGTAATGCTTTCAACCGGGCCACCATCAGGTCCGGATATTTCAACTGCTTTCCTGTCACGCCATTCTCCCGGATCTCTATTCTTCTGCCACCAAGCAATCGCACCTACATCAGGAGCAAGCACTTTGTTATTGACTGTTTCCTCAACCAGCTTCATCTCCCAGTCAACTATCTTTTGTTTATCACCCTTACCTTCATATATCGGCGTCCGTTTATACTTCTTGGACTTCTCAGTTATCTTCATTCCGGTCGCCCTTGCTTTCAAGCTTTTCTTTATCTCATGCCCATCGAATTCATCCCGGCCTTTCTTTATAGACATATTAAAATTTGGGTATGTATCTCGCCATCTTTTTATGCATGGAACGTTTGTTCTCAGGACTTCTGCAAGCTGTTCTATTGTCAGCCCATGCACCTTAACAAGGGTATATGCAAGGTGATCATACTTCTGTTGATAATCAGTTGGATGGCCCCTATGTGTCGGTTTCCCTTCCTTATCCCTGTTCAGTAATGTAACAGCCAATACCTCATGTTCATTATACTCATCTATCTTATCTATATCAGGAAGGGGTTTGGTTGTTCTTGTTCGGTAGGGTATCTTGGTAGTCCTATATCTTGGATCGGTTATCTTATGCCCATTCCTCGTAGTTCGTTTTCTTCTGGGCTTATCTGTTTTGGAAGTTTCTTTCATATTATTTTTTTGATAGCCGTACCTACTTCTGAAAATATTGTTTTGGAATTGGATTTGTGATTTTATATTAAAATTATCACAAATCATTTTTGTACATACCCCTTAAAGGCGGTTTAGACGTCCATATGCGGTAGCAAACCAGTTATACATACATTTGTATTCACCACCATGATATCATTTAAATTTATGCATATTACAAAGCCGTTTTTCAAACCCACTAATATCAACGATTTACAAAGGTTTTCGTTTCTTTGTTTTTTGACTGTTTGCTCTGTTTTTCATTGATTTTTGGTTTTCGTCTTTATTAACCTATTGATAATATTACAAATTCCAATTATTGGATATTATCAAGCATTTTTCCTCATTATTCCCGAAACCGTACCTAAACTTTCTTTTCACATGGTTTTTAGCCTTATCAAGGGTTAATAAAAAATAAAATTATTTTTTTTAAATTTTATTAGAAAAATCAGGACTTATAAAGTATTAATATTATTAGATATTTTTTTAAGTATAATTAAAAGTAATAATTTTAATGATTTATATAACTTTTTTTACCTTTATTTTCTTTATTTTTCTTATTATAAAGAAGGTAAGTTCAAACGTTAGGAGGCACAAGGGAAACGGTGCCAGTAAGTAAACCCAATAAAAAACATCCTAACTTGAACGAACACCCGGAAAAAATATTTCCGGCCCCTGCCCCGCACCAAGGATTAGCAACCTTGGCAGAAGATGCCCTTAGGACAAAGGATTTCATCAGCGGTTTAGAATAGGTCAGGATTTGAGGATGCCTCTACCGCATACGGTAAGCTAATTGAATTTTAAATTATGTTTAATTTGATTTAACTTTAAAATTTACTTTTTAGGTTTAAATGAAATTAACCATTAACAAAGGAGAATTGATTATGAGACGAACACAAAATTGGGTAAATAGAGTTGTTAGAGAAGACCATGCTGAAGTTGAATGGCAAACTCGAGGTTCCGTTCAAGTAAGATGGAATCATAATAATCGTGTCATTACAGTTTGGGTCGTTTAATTCCAATCACCTACCCTATTATATAAAGGAAATTAATCAATGCCAAATCTAAAATTAAGCGTTAATGAAAATCGTTGTATGGGGACCAAATACTTTGTCGGCCGTGTCGCCGTATATGATGGCGATATGTATTTGTACTCCCATTCATGTGGAGTAAGTCGTCTTACTAAAGAAGATGCAATGGACGACGCTAAATGGTTAAAACGCGATCTGTTGGACAATTAAACATTAACCCTAACTTTCGGAGGTATTTCATGGATATCCAATTTTCAGCACCAAACTTCACTTCAACAATCGTCACCGCAATAGCAATTTCCCCTAAAGGCAAAGAATTTTTTGCCGAAATATACGGCCCTGGTGCGGTTTCTATTGACCTCAAAAAGTCTTTTGGTATTGCCTTTATTACTTTTGCTAAAAATAAAGGCCTGACTATCAGGTAACAGTCATTTTAATTCTTTATTCTGCTATTAACTTTCGAGTTGATGGCGGAGTTAAACAATTAAAAAAGGAGGATCAATCATGTTAGGAAAATTCAATAGCAGGACAACAGCAGAAAATTTTAAAAATCATACCATCCCGATATCAGCCATTGTTCTTGGTGACGATAATAAATATTGGGTTGTGACCATTGGCAAAATGGAAAGCCTTTTAAGATCCGGTTATGAATTGGCCGTTTAAATTATTTCGAAAACAAAAGGAGAATGGAAAAATGAAAAAAGAAAATATTGCCTTATTAAAATTGATCAAAGGACATGTCTGGTTACTGGCCGGACCGCAGAATAAAAATTGCCGCCGGGAATTAATTGAAGACCTGACCGGTGAAAAAACAACCCTTGCCAAATCCGGAATTACCGTTCTTGAAAAATTGATGATCCAGGAAGCAAAAATTGATACTGCTGGCAAATGCACAGCGGAAATATTTGATGAACTTGAAAAATGGGTGACAGAATTATAATTTAATTATTTATCTTAAAAAGGAGAATGATTATGAATTTAAAACTCAAAGCATATAAAGTCCGTTATGATTTTGACAGGATGTCCACTAAAAACAATATAATTTACGGACACTGGAAATTTGATACCGGTGAAAGCAAATCGGCCCTTGCTAATATTGAAGACGTCACAATTACTATTTTGAAAAATGGAAATAGGGTTGTAGCTGACCGAGGATCTGTAATTCATACCTTTAAACCCGCTTAATAATAAGGAGGTCCCGTCAAATGGATCAATATGAAAAATATGAAAAATTGGTTTATAAGCTGGCCTGGCGATATGTACGGGTTGGCTTTGAATTTGATGATTTGTTTTCGGAAGCCAATTGGGCATATGTCGAAGCCCTCAGGACATACGATCCCGATACCAGCAAATGCGGATTTTGTACCCATTTGTATAACCTGATTAATTGGAGATTATGCAAATTCACAAAGCCGTCTATTGAACAACCAGGAGGTGACCCGGATCTGCTTTCCAAAGACAATTACAATCAGCTCAAACGGGTAGCCCTCAAGGATCAAATTGAAAAATCTGATTCAGATGTGATTATCATTATCAACCTGATTTTCGATATGCCCCATAAATTATATCGGATGTGTAACGAAGTGACATGCCCAAAAATCACCCGGCGCCGTCTATTAAGGTACTTGACTGAAGAAATAGATTGGAGCCCAAAACGGGCCAATCTGGCCCTGCTAACCATACAGAATCTTATAAGGAGAAATGAATAATGTTTAAAATTTATATCAAGTGTAGCTGGTGCGGAAAAGACATGGGCAGCAAGGCAACAAATATTAAACAAGAACCGGCATGGATATCACACACGGCATATGCAAGGAATGCTTTAAAATTGAAATAGCAAAATTAGAAAATAAAAAAGGAGAAATGAATAATGAAAAAGTTTATGCTCAAAATCGAAAATGATATGACCAAGACCGAT